TCCCTCACCGACGTGGTGAACTACCTCGCCGGTGCCAACATGGGCCGCGCCGACGATTCTCTGATCGCCGAACTGACCGACATCACCGATGCAGGAATGATCGGACGATCCGCCCCACAGTGGCTCGGCGAACTCTGGAACGGCGTAACCTACCAGCGCGAGATCATCCCACTGATGACCCAGGCCAACCTGACCTCTCGCAAGGCCGTCGGCTACCGCTGGACCAAGAAGCCCGGCGTAGACAAGTACGCAGGAAACAAGACCGAGATTCCATCCAAGGATGCAGCGATCGAAGCTGTCGAGCGCGACGCGCAGCGCTGGGCCGGTGGTAACGATCTCGACCGTGCATTCTGGGACTTCAACGAGACCGAGTTCCTGGCCGCCTACTGGCGAGCAATGGCCGAAAGCTACGCATACGAAACCGACCGCGACGCGGCACAGTTCCTCGTGGACAATGCCCGCAAGGTGGACGGCGTAGCCGACAACCTAATCCACGCCGCTGCGCGAGGATCGATCTCTATCAAGAACGATCTGAAGCAGGCAGCAGGCTACGTGCTAATTAACCCCAACGATTTCGAAAGCATCTTGCAGCTCTCCGCTCTCGACGCTCCGAAGTTCCTCGACATCATCCCTGCGATGAACCCTGCTAACTGGAAAACCAGCGAGTTCGTGACCGCCGGAACCGTCCTGGTGGGAACCAAGGCCGCCGCCACCCACTACGAACTGTCTGGTTCTCCGCTCCGCGTGGAAGCCGAGCACATCGCCAAGGGTGGCCGCGACGCGGCGCTGTTCGGCTACACCGCGAACATGCTCAACCGCCCCGAGGGTCTACAGCTCGTAAGCTTCGACCCTGCATCCACCCCAGTAGTCGAGGGCTAACCGATGATTACCCCAGACGAACTCGCCCGGCACCTCAAAAAGAACGCCGCCGATGACCACATGACGCTAATCGTGGATCAGGTCAATGCGATGGTGAACGAGTGGCACGGCGAGAAATGGCCGCCTGGGGTAAAGCTCGGCGCGCTCATGCTCGCCGCTCGACTGGATCGCCGCCGCAATTCCTCGGCAGGCGTGGAATCGTTCAGCGAAATGGGCGTGAACTACGTGTCCCGATACGATGCCGACCTCGATCGCCAGCTCCGCATCAACGGCTGGCAGTTCCCGGCGGTGGGCTAAATGGCAACCGTATTCGAACAGATGGAAGCACTCGTGCAGACCATCACCGATCGCGGCATCCCCGCGACGATGGACCCGCGCAATGCCGATGCACCGGGCGCAATCGTAGACCTCGACTCTGTAGGCGATGACGGCACACTCTGCGACCGTCTCACCGTCCGAGCCACTGTCTACCTGATCGTTCCCGATCATGGGCACGCGGAATCCATCGCCGCACTCCTGGACCTCTACCGCAAAGTATCCGACCTCACCACCGGCGCGAGCGTGGCAGAACTCGCACTCCCCGAAACCGCCCCACTGCCAGCCCTAAAGCTCACCCCGATCACATTGGAGGAAGATTAGAATGACCGCCCCACTGCCAAGCGCATCCCCGCGCCGCAAGATTCACACCCTGGGACCAGGCACCCTCGTGCTCGGATCCGTCGGAACCCAGCTGGACATGTCGTGCCAGCTCACCGAAATCAAGTTCGCCGCCGAGGGAGATTCCGAGGACCCCGAGAACGTGCTCTGTGGCGACGTGATCGCTGGTGCCCGCACCTACAACTGGACAATGAGCGGCGCGCTGTTCCAGGACATCGAAAAGGACGGCGTGATCGATTGGTCCTGGAAGAATGCAGGCGTGGAAGTCCCATTCAAGTTCGTGCCCGATGCCACTACCGCCGCGAGCGTAACTGGGCGCGTCACCGTTGACCCGATCGAGTTCGGCGGCACCGTCAAGACCAAGAACAAAAGCGAAATCGAGTGGTCGATTAGCGGCGCTCCGAACTTCACCCCCGATGGTGAAAGCCCAACCCAAGGCACCTAATGACCGAGTTCATCCGTACCCGCGTTCAGATCAGGGGAGCCAAGCAACTACGCCGCACCCTGAAAAAAGCGGGCGTGGATGTGAAGCAACTCAAAGCGATCAACCGCGAAGCCGCGCAGATCGCCACCACGGCGGCCGTCGCATCTGCACCGATCGGTGGACCGTACAAGAAAGCCGGTCGCGGGCGACCCCGCCAAGGTGGACGGCTCAAAGCCAGTGGCAGGGCGTTCGCAACTCAACGCGCGGGCGTGATCCGGTTCGGCAGCGCAGGCGTTCCCTACGCGGGGCCGATCCACTGGGGATGGCCCGCAAAGAACATCCGCGCCCAACCATTCGCCGCCGAAGCCGCACAACGCACCGAACCCGTGTGGACCAAAGCCTACGAACGAAAAATGCACGAAGTAATCAACAGCGTTAAGGGAGCTTAAACCAATGGCACTACAAAAAATCCTGCTCGATGTGGAAATGATCGACGGCACGATCCACGAGAACATCCGCGTGATCGTCCCCGATATGATCCGTCACTCCGAGGTGGCACAGCGACACAAGTGGCCGACGAACATCGCCGACGATCCGATGCGCGGCGCAGCGTTCTACGCCTACGCGGCACTAACCCGCCTGGGCATCTACCCCAAGGACAAGGGATTCGATGACTTCGTGAACGAAGTCGCGATGATCGAAGCAGACGGGCTGGGCGAAGAAGTAAACCCCTAGAACCCACCGATCCCCGGTATCTCCTGGCAGCCCTCGCGGTCGCAACCGGCATCGCCCCGAGCGTGCTCGCCCAGGAAGATCAGGAAACTCTAGCGACCATGCTCTCAATTCTGGAAGAACAGGCCAATGGCTAAAAAAGCGATCCTCTCGATATCCATCGTCTCCGATGCAGACGGGCGTGGATTCAGGAAAGCCGCCAAAGATGTTAATTCGTTCGCGAAGTCCGCGACGAAGATCGCAGGCATCGGCGCGGCGATTACCGCTGGTCTCGGCGGTGCCCTCGGCATCGTCGGCAACCTGGGCATTGGTCTAGCTGGGATCGGTGCCCTCGCGGGTCCCGCGCTGGGTCCCCTACTCATGGGCATGGACGGGATCAAGGCCGCTGCACAGGCCGCATCCGAGGGATTCAACGCGCTCAAAACCGCCGCGAGCGACACCCTGCAAAACACAATGGCACCTGGATTCGCCGCGCTTAATGAGTACATGCTGGCGATCCAGCCCGCATTCACGAATCTCTCGGCAGCCGTAGGTGAATCGTTTACCGCGATCGCACAGCACATTAACTCGCCAGCGATCATCGGTGGATTCAACGCGCTCATGGATGCATCAGGGCAATTCGTCACATCCGCGACTAGTGGGATCAACGATCTGATTAGCGGCATCGCCGCAGTCGGTCCCGCGATCCTCCCCGTGGCCGCGCAGATGGGCGCAGCGTTCGGATCGATCGGCACGAGTATCGGCGGCGCGTTGGCAGCAGCAGCCGAAGCGGGAACCCTCACGTCTCTGTTCTCTACGTTCGCGACTGTACTTACTCAAGTGGGCGCGATCGCAGGAACACTCACGTCGATCTTTATCAGCACCGGCGCGGCGATTGGTCCTGGACTCGGCGTAGCCCTCCAAGCACTCAACACCGCCCTGCAAGATTTGCAGGGGCCGCTCACCCAAGTGGCCGGGCTGGTAGGTAACGCACTGGGGCAAGCGTTCGCCGCGCTCGCCCCTGCTGTTGGTCCACTCGCGGCGGCGTTCGCATCGATTCTTAGCGCAATCGCTCCGCTGGTGCCGATCATTGCGCAATTCGTTGCACTACTCGCTGGCACGTTCGCTGGTGCTCTGACCGCGATCGCCCCACTGTTGCAGCAGATCGGGACACTCTTAGCGACTGGTCTCACTACAGCGTTTCAGGCGCTCGCGCCGATCATGCCCGTGATTGTGCAGGCATTTGCGCAACTCGCGACCGGACTCATGCCCCTGGTCCCCGCGATCATGCAGCTACTGGTTGCAGTGATAGGACTCCTACCGCCATTTATTCAACTCGCCGCTGGGGTTATTCCCCCTCTGGTCTCTGTCCTGATCTCCCTCGTTCCTGTCATTAGTGCAGTTATAAGCATCGCGACCACACTAATCAGCGCGATCACTCCGCTGATTAGCTTGCTCGGCGGCGCGCTCGTGGCCGCTGTTACAGCGGTGGCAGCCGTCTTGAACTTCCTAATCGGCATCATCGCCGCTGTCATCGGATTCATTGCGAATCTGGTCGGTGGAATTGCAGGACTAATCGGAAACTTCCTCCGAGCCACCGGCGTTATCGACGGTCTAAAGGCAGCATTCTCTGCAATCGGCTCGGCGATCAGTACCGCGATCGGCTGGTTCCAGCAGATCGGCTCGGCGATCAGTACCGTGATCGGATTCGTCTCTGACCTGATCGGAAAACTCGCATCGATCCGATTCCCCAGCCCGCCAAGTTGGCTCACGTCGATGTTCTCCGATCCCGTCGCTGACATGTCCTACAGCCCCACCGTGGCTCACGCCGCGCAGGGCGACTTCGGATTCCTGAAATCCGTTGGCCGCATGAACAACGGCGGGAACACCACCGTCGTGAACATCCGCGTCGATGGTGCCCTGGACGCGCGCGCGGTCGCCGAGCAGATTCGCGGCGTGCTCCGCGATGATGCCCGCACCCGTGGTCTCGCAACGGCGGGGGTTAGCTCATGGCGATAACAGTGATGCCCGAGGTGTGGATCAACAACCGCCGCGTGGCGTGTACGAAAGACCAGATCGAAACGGCACCCGTGTCGATCCGTGGATTCTCGATCACCTGGGGCCGCGATGAATACATGGTCCCCGATGTCTCCCCGGCATCCGTTACGCTCACTATGCTGGACACCACCTCAACGTGGGCTGATCGAATCCGAGACGGCGTGGCCGTAGGTCTCACCGTCGAAATCCGGTGGAACGGCACGGGTGCCACAACCGTGGGACCCGTCACCATGTTCAGGGGGCGTATCCGCACCGCCACCGCACAGCCGCACTCACTCACCACATCGACCGGCGAGACCGCCTGGACGATCGAGCTGGAATGCTCCGACCGCACAGCCGATCTCGGCAACGCAATCGCCCC